GAAGTGCCGCGAGTTGAACCACAAAATCATCGAGGCCCGGATGGATCATGCCGACAAAGCCGATGCAGCAAAGGCCGCCAAGGGCTACCTGGACAAGCTGACCACAGAACTGAGCGGCTACATCACAGACGACGAGCAGGGCCAGCGAACCCTGTCGTTCAATCCCGACGCGCAGCCCCCGGAAACGCCGTTCTCGGAATCGTGGCGAACTGTGCCGCTGGCCGAAGTCCTCTTGACGGCACCGGGCCTCAAGCAGCTTGCCGAGGCAGGAATCAAGACGATGGGCGACATGGCTGACTTTACCGCCAACCACAGCGACTTTGACGATCCGCTAGTCGGAATCACTGGCATCGGCAAGGCTAAGGCCGAGAAGATTCAGAACGACCTCGATGCGTTCTGGGCGGCGCACCCGGAGTACACGCAGATTGCCCACTTGGCCAACATCCCCGTGAGGTTTATCGAACAATGAGCCCGTTTCCACGCCGCGCTCGCGGACGCACCCGGCACAAGCCGGGAATCATGAACAAGACCGAGGCCGAATACTCCGAACTCCTGGAGGCCCGTAAGAAGACCGGGGAGCTCGACGGCTGGTGGTTTGAGCCGATGACCCTCAAGCTGGCCAGGGACACCCGCTGGACGCCCGACTTCCTGGTGATGCTCCCCGATGGTCGGTTGGAGTTCCACGAGGTAAAAGGTTTCATGGAACAAGCGGCGTGGATTCGCATCAAGGTGGCCGCCGAGAAGTTCGCGTGGCTGGCCGCGCTGTACGTGGTTCGCCGGGTGCCCAAGAAGGACGGCGGCGGCTGGAAGATCGAGGAAGTTGGCCCGACGGGGACAGGAATTGACCCAGCCGTGGCCCTTGTCCCGCCGGCATCGTGCTCCGGCCTCTGAGACGGCAGAAATCCGTGGCCCGCACAAGTCAACGTAGAGCGTTTTTTGAAAGGGTAACAATGGGTAACACGAAAATACAGTGGGCGGAGAAGACCTGGAATCCCGTGGTCGGGTGCCGGAAGGATTCTCCCGGATGCGACCACTGCTACGCCGCGCGGATGGCGGGGCGGCTGGCCAATATGGGACAAGAGAAGTACCGGGCGGTGGCCGGGGGCTTTGTCGCTGGCCAAGGTTACTTAAAAGGCAACTGGACGGGCGACGCCTACCTCGACGAGGCGGCGTTGCTGGAGCCGCTGTCGTGGAAGAAGTCGTCGCGGATCTTCGTCGTCAGCATGGGCGACCTGTTCTACGAGGCTGTGCCGTTCGAGTGGATCGACCGGGTGTTCGCCGTAATGGCCCTCTGCCCGCAGCACACGTTCATGGTTCTGACGAAGCGGACGTCCAGAATGGCCAGCTACGTCAACAGCAGTCGGGCGATCATGGCGGCGTACAATCTGGCGGCCAAGCTCTTTTGCCCTGGCGGCGTGCCTGAACCCGGCGACCCGAAATGGCCGCTGCCGAACGTCTGACTCGGGACCACGACCGAGAACCAGGAGCAGTACCGCAGGCGCTGGCCGGCTTTGGCGGCGACTCCGGCCGCCAAGAGATTTATCAGCAACGAGCCAGGTCTGGCCAGGCTGATTCTGGAACCCTCCGCTGATGGCGTCATGCCAGATTGGGTCATCTGCGGCGGCGAGAGCGGCCCGGGCGCACGGCCGATGCACCCCGACTGGGCCCGAGGCCTCCGCGATCAATGTGTCGAGGCGGGCGTACCGTTTTTCTTTAAGCAGTGGGGCGAGTGGGCCCCGCTGCCAACTTTCCATTACAGTCCGGCCATTGGCTCTGGAAATCGGGAATACAACAAAGCCTTGAAACAATATCGACGCGAACATAAAGCGGCCATGGCAATTACCGTTGATGGGTTCAGCCAGGCGCTCATGGATGGAAAGGAATGTCTCGGTCTTATCGGCAAGAAGGTGGCCGGGCGGCTGTTGGACGGGAAACTTTGGGACCAGAGGCCATGACCACACGAACCACCATCGGGAACTGCACCCTCTACTGCGGCAAAGGAAACCTATGAGCGACTACGCGACGTTCTTAAAAACCAAGCAGCAGTTGACCGGCCAGTACGGCTTTGAGCCGTTGTGGATGCCTGACTTCCTGTTTGACTTTCAGCGTCACCTGGTCGATTGGGCGATTCGCAAGGGCCGAGCGGCCATCTTCGCTGACTGTGGACTCGGCAAGACTCCCATGCAACTTGTGTGGGCCGAGAACATCGTCCGCAAGACGAACAAGCCGGTACTGATTATCACTCCGTTGGCGGTATCGAATCAGACAGAACGCGAGGCGGTGAAGTTCGGCATCGAAGCCCATCGAAGCCAAGACGGAAATCACGGGAGCGGAATCGTCATCACCAACTATGAGCGGTTGCAGCACTTCGATTCGACCGACTTTTCCGGTGTGGTCTGCGACGAGTCCAGTATCCTGAAATCGTTCAGCGGAGCGACCCGCAAACAGATCACCCGCTTCATGGCAAAGTTGCCCTACCGCCTGCTTTGCACGGCCACGGCCGCGCCGAACGATTACATCGAACTCGGGACGTCGTCCGAGGCTTTGGGCGAGTTGACCCATAGCAGCATGTTGACGAAGTTCTTCTGCTATCTGGACGACAAGGGCCAGGCGAGAGAAAGCAAGGCCCAGGAACAGGCCGAACAGATCATCGAAGCCGATCAAAACTACTTCAAAAAGCTGTCTTATCGTGTGGCCCAGACTATCGGCCAATGGCGGTTAAAACATCACGCGGTTGTCCCGTTCTGGCGATGGGTTGCGTCCTGGGCCAGGGCTTGCCGTATGCCGTCTGACCTGGGCTTTGACGATGGCGACTTTATCCTTCCGCCATTGAACGAGCGGGACCACCTTATCAAGCCCGACACGCCGCCCGAAGGTTGTCTGTTCAATATGCCGGCGTTCGGACTGGCTGGAGAGCGGGAGGAACGCAAGCGGACGATTCAACAGCGGTGCGAGTTTGTGGCCGGGCTAGTGGACCACAGGCGGCCCGCCGTGGTCTGGTGTCACACAAACGCCGAGGGGGATCTGCTGGAAGAAATCATACCCGACGCGGTTCAAATCGCCGGCGCCACGCCCGACGAAACCAAGATCGAGCGGTACGAGGCGTTTGCCAATGGGACACAAAGGGTTCTGGTCATTAAGCCGCGGATTGGAGCCTACGGCCTTAACTGGCAACATTGCAACCATGTGGTCACGTTCGCCTCTCACAGTTACGAGCAATACTACCAGAGCGTGCGGCGGTGTTATCGCTTCGGCCAGAAGTTGCCGGTCACGCTGGACGTAATAGCCACCGAGGGGGAAGTCCGGGTCTTGACCAACATGCGCCGCAAAGCCGAGCGTGCCGAACAGATGTTTAAAGCCCTGGTTTGCGAAATGAACCATGCCACGCGAATAACCGAACAGGACAACCATAATCAGAGAATGGAGCTACCGTCATGGCTGTAAAAGACCATCAGATCGTCGGCAACGCCGCCCTCTACAACGCGGACTGCATGGAAGTGCTGCGGGAGATACCCGACGCCTCCGTTCACCTGACGCTTTACTCGCCGCCGTTCGCTGGCCTCTACCAGTATTCCAGCGACCCCCGGGACATGAGCAACGTGATTGATCGGGACGAGTTCTTTACGCACTACGGCTACTGTATCGACGAATTGGCCCGCGTCACCATGCCGGGGCGAATCAGCGCTGTGCATTGCATGGACATTCCTCTTTCTAATGGCGGATGTGATGCGATTTACGACCTGCCCGGAGAGATCATTCGCCAGCACTTGGCGCGGGGCTTTGACTACGGCGGCCGGCGGGTGATCTGGAAAGAACCCCTGATGGTCCGCAATCGCACGATGATGAAAAGCCTGCATCACAAGACGCTGTGCGAGGACTCGACCAGGTGCAGCATTGCCAATGCCGACTACCTGTTGATGTTTCGTCGTAAGGGCGACAACGCCGTTCCGGTGAGCCACGAAACCGGCCTGAACAACTACGCCGGTGAACGACAGCCGCCGGCAAACGTCTTGCATCTTCGGGGTATGAAGGGCGACCAGAAGTTGAACGCCTTTTCTCAGTGGATTTGGCGGCAGTATGCCTCATCGGTTTGGGACGACATTCGGATTGACCGGGTTCTGTCGTTCCGCGCCGCCAAGGACCAGGAGGACGAAAAGCACGTTCACCCTCTCCAATTAGACGTGATCGAGCGGGCCGTGGTGATGTGGTCGAACCCCGGAGAAATCGTCTTGACGCCCTTTATGGGAGTCGGGTCGGAAGTCTACGGCGCGGCCCTGAATGGACGTAAGGCCATCGGGATTGAGTTGAAGGAATCCTACTACCGCCAGGCCGTGCGAAATCTAAAACTGGTCGACAAACAGGTAGAGCAGATCGCCATGCCGCTGATTGCACAGGGCGAATAGCCCGTCGGCGGATCGAGGCCGAGGCCCGGCAACTGAAAATGTTTTAACGCGGCAACCCACACCGACCGAAGGAATGCGACTATGGGCCGAACCCACAAAGAGCAGGGCATCACAGGAAAAGCAATCTGCGAGACGTTCTACATGGCCGACTGGACGAACGCCAAAGACATCGGCATGGCCTCGGCCTGCGCCCGGGGTGTCTGGTGGGAATGTCTGCTCGCTATGTGGTCCGAGCGGAACTGTTCTATCACCGGCTCGACCGAGGATGTAGCCAAGAGTTTGCGGGTCACTTTGCGTGAGTTCCGCACCTTCCTGATCGAAGCCAGAAAGTACAATTTCTGTACGCTGTCGGGAAAGTGGCATGATTTGTCCCTCGATTTGTCCCAAGGGGGGGACATTAAGGGGGACGAAATCGGGACAGTAACGTGCCGAAGATTGCAACGTCGCCAACGGTCACGACTTAAGAAGCGAAAACAGAGGGGGGACAATTCCGGGACAGAAGGGGGGACAAACGACAAAGGCGAAAATGTCCCCGCACTTGTCCCAGGCCAAAAAGGGCTTCCTTCCTCTCCCTCTTCTCCTTCTCCTTCCCCTTCCCGTAGTCCCTACGGGACTACTACGGGAAACGGGGAAGAGGGGATTGTGACGCCCGCTTCGCTCGCTGCTCCTGACGGAGCGGCTACGCGGGCTCAGGAAGCAGAATACCAACGGCCCCCGATCCCGCCCGAGGAGAACGTCATCTTCCGATCCGTCGTGATCTACTTCCACCTCGACGAGGCCGACCGGGAGAAGCTCAAGAATCCCTTCGAGGAGATGGGGGAAGAACCCTTCGACAAAGCCCTCGCCGAGGCCCAGGGACGAAACGACCGCGACTACAAGAACTTCGTGGTCAACGTCAAGATCATCGCCAAGGAAATGCAGGAGGGCGACAAGTGAACTTCTCCGATTTCCTCGTCTGGTTCGACCTCGAACTCGTTGCCCGATACCCCAAGCTCTCCCACCGCTCGACCAGCCGAGACCGGGCCAAGATCGACAAGGGTCAGGAGGACCACGTCCGCTTCGTCCAGAGCTACCACAACCGCCTGAACGCCTACAGCGACGACGATCTCAACCGCGGCCTGCAACTTTACTTCGAGAGCGAAGGCGGCGGCCGGGCCCCGAGCGTGTGGGCCCTGAACCAAGCCGTGGGTGAAGCCAAGGCTAAGAACCTGGCCGAACAACCCAAAAGGCGGGGAGATGAGCCTGATCTGCCGTCGCTGGTGTCCCGCGAGAAAAAGAGATTTCGCTGCCTGTGGGTTCGGGCCTTCGAGTCTGCCCCTGATGATCTGGCCCTGGCCCTGGCCTGCCTGGTGGAACTCGTGGCCTGGGGACGGCTGCGGACGATGCACCCTTGCCAGTGTTGGAACGGCTCGCGGTTTGTGGACCGGCCGTTCGTGGAGGCCGTCACGGACCATTTCTGGAAGGTTCAGAAGTGCTATCGGCCGATGAATGAGACTGATGCCGGAGTGCTCCTGGCCAACGGCATGAATCCTCCGGTGCGGGAGTTGCCGGATCGCTTCATTTTCCTTTCGGCGGCTCAAATCAAGGCCATCGGCTACACCACCGAAGACACACTGGCTATGGCCGAAGCGGGCTGTTGGGTGGACCAGGACCAACCGCAATTCTGAGGAGGGCACCATGCCGAAGATCGAGAAGATGTTGCTCACGGCGAAGGAGTCGGCGGCCTATTCAACGACGACTCGCAACTTCAGAACTCTCAGAACGTGCTGCAACTTATGACTACCCATTGATTTTTTGCCGGTCAAATAGGCTTGCACGTGATCGGCGCTGACGGCCCAGCCGGTGTCGCGGGCGATGGCGTAGGCCGTCAGGTCGAGTTCCTTAGCGCGGGCGACTACGGCCGCCTGGAGCCAGTCCTCGCGCCAGTGATCGTGCAGGCAGTCGGCGGCCTGGCGCAGGAGTCGCGAGACCGCCGCCGCGTCGGCCGGCGGCTCGTCTAGCCAGTCCACCCGCGCCGCCCGAAAGGTCTGGCGGCCACAAGTCGTGGCCGCCCCACAGACGACCGCGCCGCCGGAGCCGTGGGTCTTGGCGGGGGTGCGGTCGGCAGCCGCACAGGGCGCAAACACTGCCCGAAACCGCGGTCGGGCAGTGTGCGTCACCGCTCGTCCGAACACCATAAAATCAGTAGTCATGGATTACCTCGCCATCTGGGTTGTGGATTTTCTGGAAACCCGCAAAAACTCCCGGTAAAAATCGCGACGCACATAGGACGTGACGGCGGCGACCAAGGCCGCCGGTGTGGAAAAATCGTCAATCACAAACGAGTTCGCGGCGTCGGCCCAGGTGAACCTGCCGTCCTGCACATTGCAGTGGCGCTCCTCGGTCATCGGCACCTCATGGTCGCTCAGGCGGATGGCCAGGACGTGGGCGATCAGGTGGCCACGCACCGTGCGAACCTCGCAGCGCTCGTAATAGTTGCTGCCGTCTTTCGAGTGTTCGAGGCGAAAGCCCAGCCGCCGCAGGGCGGCTTGCCCGGCCCGGCGCGTCGCCCGGTGTTGCTTTTCAGCGGCCTCTTCCACCGCGATCCGGGCGTTCAGCCGGGCGAGATTTTTCCGGGCCGCGCACTCGCGTTCAAAGCGGCCGCCGACAAGCGCCGTAGTTTCACGCCGCTGACGGCGGGCGACGCGGATCGCCGCCTGGCGGTCGCGCTCAAGGTAGATGGCGTGAAAGTCGGCCTCGGCCAGGTCGACCAAGCCGTAGAGGTCCAGGGCGGTTTCGCGGACGCGGCGGCCCTGATGTTTTGAGCTGTTGGGGGTTTTGGCGGCGACGGCGGCGATCTGCGTGGAGGTCATCATATTCAGCTTCCTTTTTTCCCGGCGACCGGCCGGATCGGTTCTAAACCTCTGGTCGATCATGGCTCATTCGCCCGCCCGGTCCCGAATTTGATCCTTTCGGGCGCTCATCGCTCGCAGGATTTGCCGAGTACGGCTGCCACTTCCCTGGCGATCGCCCCGCTCTGCCGGAGTGGTCGTGCAGGCATCAGTGGTGATGCTCGCTGCCGATGCTTCTGCGTTGATCTTTCTGGTTCCGCCATCGGCATAGCGGACGGTGACGTGATAACGTTCGACCTGGATGATTTCACCGATCCCACGATTTTTACTCAGTACCACATGCTGCCCGATCTTGAGTTCGTTGGTTGTCATTTTTGTTTCTCCTTTTTTGCTGGTTTCGGTTCTAAACCTCTGGTCGATCATGGCTCATTCGCCCGCCCGGTCCCGAATTTGATCCTTTCGGGCGCTCATCATTCTTCGATCTCCACAAAGACGCCGTTCTCGGTCCTGTACCAGGTGTCAGGCTTGATGCCGTTTTCTCCGACGTAGGCCACGGCAATCCGCGGCCGGTTGTGCTCGTTATCGAACCACAAGGCCGCCATCGCGCCGTTGTGTCGCGACCTCACACACCCATCATATCCAGTGAAGGCCACGCCATTATGGCCGCTGGCCGTGGCCTGGCCGCTGCAGCCGTTGGCCACGGCCTGGCCCCAGACGCCGTTGGCCACGGCCTGGCCGCTGCAGCCGTTGGCCACGGCCTGGCCGCTGTCGCCGTTGGCCACGGCCTGGCCGCTGCAGCCGCTGGCCACGGCCTGGCCGCTGTCGCCGTTGGCCACGGCCTGGCCGATGACGCCGTTGGCCACGGCCTGGCCGCTGACGCTGCTGGCCGTGGCCTGGCCGCTGCAGCCGTTGGCCGTGGCCTGGCCGATGACGCCGCTGGCCACGGCCTGGCCGCTGTCGCCGTTGGCCACGGCCTGGCCGCTGACGCCGCTGGACACGGCCAGGCCCCAGACGCCGTTGGCCACGGCCTGGCCGCTGACGCCGTTGGCCACGGCCTGGCCTCTGTAGCCGCTGGCCACGGCCTGGCCGCTGACGACCTTCGACGGGTCTGCGCCCCGCTTCACCAGGTACGCGACAGCCCCATCCCGCTTGCCGCAGTAGACCACCGTGCCCTTTCGAAACTTGCACTTGTCTTTCAACTCGTTCTTGCCTGTCGCGTAGCCATCAGCCACGCGAACTTTGATCACTAGCCACACGGCCTCGTCCGACCAGTCCAGGTAAGATCCCGACTGCTCGCCGTTCTCCAAACCGTGCAGCCCGCCACCGCAGACCATCTTTCCGCCGTCCCAATCGTTGCAAGCCACCGGGCCTTTCTTGGGCCATTTGAAGCCGTTTCTGCTCGTCATGTCTTTGCTGCACGTCCGCAGCACCAGAACTGTCTTACGGGTTTTCATCTCACGCTCCTTTTTTCCCGGCGACCGGCCGGATCGGTTCTAAACTCCTACTGACAATATAACCGCTTATCGGCGGTTAGTCAAATGAAATTCAGGAATTTTTTTGAGAATTTTTCGGGCATACTTTTACCTTTTTACTCTTGACAAATGCGCCCCGCCGTGTCGTAATTGATTACGAGATTCATTTCGGGGTCACGGGGTTTCAGGAAAGGGCGCCCGCCATGCAGGAACTTTACAGTCAATCACTTTTGGCAAGCTGCGTTTTGGCCGTCGATAACACGTCCGGTGGGCAGACGCTGGAGGCCCTGTATGTGGCGGCTATGGCTGCCAAAACACACGCCGTGACCGTGACGGCCCTGCCGGACGACATGAAGTGCCTGGTTTTGATTAACCAGGGGGCGGGCAACGTCGGCTGGGATGCAGCCACGCCGGGCGCGGGCGGCACGACTACGGCGGCGAGTCCGAGCGTGACGGCGACCGTTGGGCAGATCATCGTGCCGGGTGCGATGGAGCGGATACCCGTGTCGCGGGCCCTGGCCCGGCTGATCAGCCTGGTCAGTGGCAGCGGAGGTGCGGGGATCGCGGTGGCCTGCAAAATCTACGGATAGGAGCGGCCATGAAGCCAGATTATCGGCTACTGACGACAGACGCAGCGGGTGCAGCCGGAGTGACCACGGGCATTAACGGTGTGGCTGCCGACGCGACCACTCCGGCTTCGGCGGTGACGACGGGCACGGCAGGGCAGGTATCCTCCCGCAAGGCCCAGGCGTCATTGGACGCGGCGGCCGCCATTTCGCCTAGCACAGTCGGCACGCACGCCCACCCGACTGCCGCACAACTTTCCGGCGACAAGGTAGCGGCAGGGCAGGCGTCGCAATCCGCCTTGGACGCAGGTTACTTGCAAGCCACAGTGGATGTGGTTCTGGTCGTCACTTCGCTCGGGGCCGTGGCGGGCAATTACAAACCTTACGGGTTTTTCAACGGCAAGATTTATTTCAAACACACAACGGCCAGTTTCTACATCTGGTGGGAAACGGGTTCGTGGTATTGCGGGACCGCCGTCCAGAACTATGACGATCCGACGAACTGGTCGAGCGAAACCCTGCTCAGTGCCCAGTGGTCCCACAATCCTCTCGGCGGCGAAGAGGAAATGGCCACGGCGTTCACCATTTAATCTAGGAGATATCGATGAGTCGATTATCAGGCGGCACAAGTGCAGCGCAACGAGTGGCGGCTCTGGGCCTGGACGAGGCGGGCACGGCGGTAGTGCAGGACGCCATTAGCCAGGGTATCGCAGCGGCCGAAACCGAGCGGCTTGCCAAGACCGACCGGGCTTGCCGTCTGATTGCCCTGGCCGAGGCCCAGTCGGACCCCGAAGCCTATGTCGCCGGCCTGGAAGCGGCGGATGTCGCGGCCAAGACCGCGGCGGCCGTGGACGCGATTACGCAGGCATAGGAGCGTCCCAATGATTGACTTCTATTCATACGAAGATATTCCGTCATTACCCAAGCGGGCCAAGCCGCCGGTCGCACCGGCGTCCGAGACTGCCTGTTACGCCCAAGCCGTGAATGATTCCATTGGGGCT